CTTCGCTTTTTCGTCGCCATTCGTCTTCACCAATTCGCCGTTGATCAGTTTGTAGGGGTATCTCGCCGGCTTCGGCTCCGGGTTGTCGTCCCGCTCAAACGCGGCCCGGATTTCTGCCGGGCTTTCCGTGGCGTCCAGTTCGTGCCAGGCCCGGGTGAACTCTTCGGGGTTGTTGGGATTCACGATTCGGCCTCTTCTTTTCTGCTGCTGCTCCATGCGCCAAAGCCAATAATCGTAGTCCAAGCCACGGCCGCCGCGGTAATCATCCAGCCGTGCCAGGCCAGCAGCGCAACGGCCACAATGTCGAAGACAACGGATCTGGCAATAGCCCATACCGGCGCCTCGCCAATCTCCTCTCCAGCCTCCGGGATAAATACTCCAAAACTGAGGGCAAACATGAGCCACGCCAAAAACAGACCGACGTTCAGCGCTCCATCAACGCCATGCACAAGGCCGTAATACAGCGCTGCCAGCCACAAGGTGTCTATTACTGCTGAAAAAACTCGCTTCATGCCGCACTTCTCCATTCCTTAGTCAACCACCGCGTTTGCGGGTTGTTCGGTACATTCAAGGGCGCCGCTATCTGTTCGGGTTTGAGTTTGCGCAGGCCGTCTTCACGCCGTGCCAGCTCGTGGCGCTTCTTGCCGCCGCCTTCGCCCTGCCTGGTCGGGAACTTCTGACGCAGCCACTCGGTTTTATTTGAGCGGTCAGCGGCCATCAGGATTGTCTGGCGGTGTACGCCGAGCTCCCGGGCTGCAGCCGTCAGGGTCATACCCTGAGCGGCGCAGGCGTTGAGGTGGCTGATTCGGTCTTGAGTCAGCTTCCAGCAATTCCTTGATGGTGCTGACTGGCGAGCTGGCGTGCTCATGCGTTTTGTGTTCATGCGACCTCCTTGCGCTTCCAGTCCAGAATTCCGTAATACACTTCCAGGCAGGCGGTTGCGTCCGCCAGAGCCGTGTGTGCATCTTCCAGCGGCTTGCCCGTGAAGTGCTGATACGCGTCCATGAGCTTTGGCCACTTGGTGACGCCCATGGGGCCCTTGGAGCCCAGCATGGTGCATTCGTGGGAGTCTTTATCAGCCCAGCGCTCAATCGCCTGCTCGTCGCTGTAACGCTTGGCGGCAATGCGGATGATGCGCTGATCGAACGTGCGGTTGTGCGCAACCCGAAGGTGGCCACCCCAGAGCTGCATGAACAGGTCCAGGGCCACGGCCTCCGGCACGCCCACTTCCAGCGCCTTCTCTGTAGTGATGCCATGAATGGCGGCCACTTCGTCCGGGATTTCCCAGCCGTCCGGGCGAATGATCAGGTCCAGGCTTGACACGATTTTCCGGCTTTCCGTGTCGGCCAGGATGCCGGCCAACTGCACCAGGTGCGGCTGGCTTGGGTCGTCTGATGGAATCTTCCAATCCGGGATTCCGGTTGTTTCTGTGTCGTAGGCGAATACCAGCATTACGCGGCCTCCTGCTTCATTTCGATGGCCATGTCATAGCCCTCCCAGCTATCAACGCCGGCAGCCATCAGAGCGGCCAGCATGGCGCTGTCGTCCAACAGCCGGCTGTACTCGGCGCGGTCGATCAGCACCTTGTCATCCTGTTGTGAGGCGTCACCCATGCGGCCAGAGTCTGAGGGCTCAGGCTTCAACGGCGGCATTTCAAAGGCTGGCTTCTTCTCTGTCGGCGCGGAGTCAGCCGCGGTATCGGCTCTCGCCTTGGCTTCAGCTTCCTGCCGTGCCTTTTGTTCGGATTCGCGCTTAACCCTGGCTTCTTCTTCCTGCCGGATCTTCTCCCGTTCTGCATCAAGGCGCTTCTGCTCGGCTTCCTTGTGGTCGGCGATGCGGGCCTTGATGATGGCGGCGAAGTCACCGGCGGGCTTGGTAACGATTTGCTGAAGATCGCTGAACAGAAACCGGTAGTCGGCAGCGTGTTCATCCAGCTGCTTCAGGTTGTCGCGGATCACGGAGGCCTGTTCATTGGCTTCGATCTTGGACTGCGCCGTAAGATCGTCACAGCCTGATTTCAGACTGGAAATGGTCTTTTTGCCCTTCATAGCCCCGGCAAAGTCCGGCATAGGGAACTGCATGTATTGAGCAACGTCCAGGCCGCGCAGGAAGGCGTCAAAGCCCTGCTTCGCTGCCATCAGGATCTCTTGCTTGCGCTGCTCTTTCTGCGCCTTCACTGCCTTTTCTACGATCAGGCGTTTCTGGCGGAACTGGTCGTCCAGAGAATCAATCAGGCGGACCACTTCATCCACGCTGACCATCTGGCCAATGACCTGCTCTTTGGTGGCCTTCAAGCGCTTCTCAACGTCTTTGCAGAATTTCGCGGCCTTCTCTGCATCGGCAAAGTCGTTGTCTGTCTGCAAGTCGGTGTTGATGCTTTCCAGCGCAGCCAGGGCGCTTGCCTCAAACTCTTTCAGGTTGGAGGCGGTCACCATGCCCTGTACCTGGACAGACAAGGCAGGGAGGGCGTCAGGGGTCTTGCCTTCGGCCTTCGGTTGCTCCGGCTCTGGTGCTTCGTACTGGCTCAGGTCGGCGGCGAATTGCTCCCAGGCGGCCAGCAATGGCTTGAAGCGGGATTCGTCGCGCTCGATCCACAAATACTTGAAGTTTTCTTCAGTGCCGTCTGAGCCGACAAACAAGATTCGCTCGGCACCGGATAGGGCGAACTGCTGATCCAGCTGGAGCATGTAGTGGTCTTCCAGCTCGCCGGCGTCGATCTGCTCCGCCAGGTCTTTACTGAGCCACTTATGCTCGAAACCGATTTCCCCCATCATGTCTAGGCCATCCATGGAGGCCATAAAGCCGTTTTCTTCGTCGTCCAGGACTACCGGGAAAAGATCATCGCCGATCATCTTCTCAGCGATTGGCCGGGCCGCTGCCTCGGCTTGGTGACCCTGATCGAAGATGCGCTGCTGATGCACCGATACTTCCAGGGCAATGCCGGTGGCCTTTTGTTTCAACAGGTCGTTGCGGCTCTGATACTTACTCTTGCCAGCCATGGCCGGGGCTTCACTGGCTGTAAAACGCTTCGCTCGAAGGGCGTCCCACTCCGGGGAGCCTTGAGCAATATCTACGATCTTGCCTTCCTGAAACTTCATGCCGGTTCTCCTTGTTCTACCGCCTCAACTTGCGCTTTCTGCTCTGGCGTCAAGCCACCTTTGCTATTGGTGGTTTTGATGACTTTCTCGTGGGTGAGCCGGCCCGCTTCGATGGCCGCCTTCCACTTCGGGAAATTTTTCTGGAAATCTTCGTCCGGATAATGCTGATCTGGCGTAACGTCCCGCTCCTTGTTCTTGAAGTCATACATCCAGTTGTCGTTGCCCAGCATTTCCATAATCTCGCTGCTGTTCGGCAGGCGGCGGGCCAGGCGGTGCAGCACAGACTTCAGAGCCATACGCTCAAACCAGTCTTTCCAAGGGCCATAGGCGCCGGTTTTGCTGGCCTGGCGCACCTTGTTCACGTCTTCCATGGTCATTGGCTCGACAATCACATCGCCGCTCTTCATCTTTGCCATGGCATAAACCAGAATCATCTGCCCCCGATCCCCGGTGAACAGCGGGCGGTGTTTCAGGTGTTCGCCGTTTTCGTCTACCCAATAATCAAACTCGTCTTCCTGGTGCACAGCCCGCGCGGTAATGATGGACACCTCGCCAGACTGGCGGGCCCGTTTCAGCACACCGTCCACCATGGGCATGTACTGAATTTTCTTGATCCAGTTGGGGTTGTCCCGGGTGCCTGCGTTGGTGTTGAACTCAACCAGAGCCGCTTCCCGGTTGTCCGGCACCAGGCCGTCACCGGCACAGCGCTGCAGGCTGGTGAACAGACTCTGGCGGTCAGCCTCCAAAATGCTCGGGTTGCTTTGCACGGCAATCATGGCCGTCTTGATAAAACGCTCTACCGGCAAGTGATCCGGTAAAATGGCTTTCAGCTCAGTCTTTTGATCTTGGATCTCTTGCTGAAATGCTTGAATTGGTGCGATTGCGTTACTCATGCCGCCTCATCCTTCTCTTCGTAAAATTCATACACTGCCGCGTCCCAGGTCTTGGCCTCGCCAATCAGGTGATCGACTGCCCGGACCCGTAGGGCATGCAATCGAACAGCCGCCTTCATTGGCTCTGAGCTGGCCTGCAAAACCGCGTCGTTAAACTCGTCGCTGTCCAGATCCACCATGGCGTTGATCACATCGTCGTTGTCGTAGGTGGTGCGCACGACGGCCACGTTTCGGCGATACCGGATCTCGATGTACCGGCCTGCAATCAGCTCTTCGCGCATCTCGGATTCAATGCGCCATTGGATGCGCTCGATTTCGCCGTGGTTGTCCAGTTCGCGTTGGTGTTGGGTTGCTGTCCGTTTCATGCCTTCTTGCCCTCCGCTTTTGCCATGGCAGCCCGGCCCGCCCGAATAACCAAGTGGTCGTTCTGGTAGCCGCTGTCCTGCATTGAGGTCAGGGCTTGATCCAGGGCTTCGCGCAACGCCTCAACCTGCTCTCCAAGATCCCGCATGCTTCGAGCATGGAAAATGCTTTGCTGGTTAGCC